TTCGTGATGAAATAGATAACATGGAAATGAGAGAATCATTAAATGAAGCTGAAGGTAAAGCAATAATTACTTTTAAAAATGATTACGAAGTTAAAATAAATACGGGTGAAGGGTATGATGATGATTTTGAATATTTTAAAGCAGGAGAAAGAGAGCAAGTTTATATTTTAAATAAAAATGATAAAAGAGTGCATGTTGAATTTGGTGATGGAACTAATGCTTTTATTCCATCAGATGTAATATCAGTTCAAGAAAAATCATTAAATGAAAAAATTGCTAGAATTGTTACTGAAGTTAAAAAGAAAAAAGCTAAGAAAAAAGATAATAGACCAATAGGAAAACCAATGCGTTCATCTTCAGGTGGAAAAGCATATAAAGTATATGTTAAGGATCCTAAAACTAAAAAAATCAAAACTGTCAGATTTGGATCTGGTGGTTTAAGAGCAAAAATAAATGACTCAAAAGCTAGATCTGCATTTGCTAAAAGACATAAATGCTCACAGAAAAAAGATAGAACTAAAGCTTCATATTGGAGCTGTAGATTACCACGTTATGCAAAATTACTCGGACTCAAATCAAGCTTCTCAGGATTCTGGTAAACCTTACATCGATTTAGAGGTTACAGATGAATATATTCTAAGGCAATTTAGTGAAAATGTTGATCCTATAGAATTGCTCTGGCATCGTGATGATGAAGATAGGACTGTAGAAATAATAGGAGAAACAGATTGGAGTTTACAACTTGATAATTCTTTACCGACTTCACTTCAAGAACGTATATTTATACCTAGACATAAATGGCATAGAGTCATTAAAGGAACAGGAGTATTAAATTTGAAAATTTACAAAAATGAAAAAATTAATTTGTAATATAATATATTATATAACTTTCAAGCAAGTTTGCTTAGGTTATTGTAAAAAATAAAAAATGAAAGAATTAAAAACATTTAGAGAATTTCTTAATGAAGAGAAATTTAAACAAGGCGATATGGTAATGCTTAAAGGGGATGATCCTAGAGATCCATTAAAATTTGCTGTAGCTAGTAGTAGAAAAATGTTTGCTTCTGATTTAATGGCTTATACAGTCGTTGATAAAGAAGGTAATACTGTAGAGTATAGTGAAGATCAATTAAAATTAGCTGAAATAAGCTTTGGTGCTGCAGGTACAGATAAAAGATCGGGCCAAGTAATAGGTGAAATAATTCAAATGATTAGAGACACAGGAATAGACCCATCAGATGTATTAGAAGAGGTAGGCCAAGAGTTTGGAATTGCTTTTGAATTTGGAAGAGGTCATTAAAATAATAAAAAAATAAAAAATATGGATAATTTTAATTTAAAAAAATTCGTTAGTGAAAAAACATTACTAAATGAAAATGCACCAGGATATGATACTAGAAAATCAGGTGAAGCTTTACCAACATTAGAAAGTGTTAAAGCAGCTTATGAAGCTAAACAAGAAAACTTAAAAGAAGGCGTTTGGAATATGCCATCAGCAGATGAAGTAATGGAATTTGTTGCTTACATGGAAGATGCTAAAGATAAATTTTACCACATAGGTAGTGATGCTGTGCATGATGGTTTAGAACAAGCAATTATATCTGCTAAAAATTTAATAACTGATTATAACGAATAAAATGGGCAATTTTGATTATAAAAAATATTTAGCTGAAGGTAAATTATTAAAAGAATTTGTCGGTGGTACTTTAGAAAAAAGAAATAATGTATTATATGACAAACTAGTCCCAGGATCAGGTGCTGCAAAAACAGTTGAAGGTGAATTAATGAGAGCTATAAACAGATTAGTTTATAGATGGTATAATGATGGAGATTATTTTTATAAAGGATATGGTGCTGAAACAGCGGGTCCTGCTCATTCATTTTTAACTAATTCAAATCAAATTGATTTCCCATTGCAATCTACTTTAACAAGTACATTTAATAAAGCTATGGGTGCGGATGAAGACGGGTATGAAAGATTAATTAAATTTGCTCTAGAAAAAGTAATAGACCATGTTGAAGCAACACCAGAAGATGAATATACAAAATTAAATAAAGAAATGTTTGATTTTGAATCTGAATTTGAAGATGAAGAAGATTATGATGATGATTATGATGATTATGATGAAGATGATGATTATTATGAATAAATAAAAAACTTACAGCTCGATTCATAGCCGAGCGATTATATAAAATAAATTTTGAGATCTGTGGCCTCCATTTGGAGGTCACATTTTTTTTTCGTATATTAATAACAAATAAAATTAAGTCTAAATGAGTAAAAATGTAGTAATGATTGGAGCAGGGGTAGCTAATGTAAATGCTGCTACTAAACTAATAGATGAAGGTTATAGTGGTAAAATTACCATTATTGATATGGGTAAAGATCCATATCTAAGGCCTTATGAAGAAGTAATGACAGGCTTTTTAGGAGCAGGAGGATGGTCTGATGGTAAATTAACTTATCATACTTCAATTGGGGGACATTTAAGTAAATATTGTGGTGAAGAAAAAGCAATGGAATTATTTGATCAGGTGATTAATAATTTTAAACGTTTCCATCCTAAACCAGAAGAAGTACAATGCTCAAATCCAGTTGCAGAACCAGATTTTATTAAACCATATTTTGGATTACGTTTATTCCCTGTTTGGCACGTTGGTACAGATTATCTACATGAGATAGGAAAAAATTGGTATGACTTTTTAGTTCAAGGTGGTGTTGAATTTATTTGGGAAACTAAAGTAGATGATATTGACTTTGATAATGAATGGGTTTACTGTGATGGAGAAAAAATGCAATATGATGAACTTATTTTTGGTGTAGGTAAATCAGGTATTGATTTTGGTAAACAACTAGCTGAAAAATATGATTTGCCAACTGAACCAAAACCAGTACAAATAGGTGTTAGATTTGAAGCACCACAAAAACACTTCCAAAAATTAATTGATGTAAGCTATGATTTTAAATTGTATCGTAAATTCGAAGACAAAGGAGTATCATTACGTTCATTCTGTACTAACAACAACGCAGCTTATGTTGCCGTTGAAGAAACGTATGGAGATCATTCATACAATGGACATGCCAAAAAAGATAAAGCATTCCGAAATGATATGACCAATTTTGGTATATTAATGGAAGTTCAAGGTATTGAAAAACCATTTAATTGGTCTAGAGAATTAGTAGGAAAAGTACAAAAAGAAAGTACTGGATTATTTTATAGTCCTACAAGAAAACCTACTACTACATCTGAAGGTATAGGTGTTAGTGCCGTTCAAATTGATTCATTAGATGAAGTAAGAGAAGCATTTCAAGGATATTACACATACATTGATGATTTTATTAATGATATGAAAAAAGTATTTCCTACATTGGGAGATGATTGGGGTGTGTATGTGCCTGAAGTTAAATATCTATCACCTGAACCTCTAGTTAATTATAATGATTTAAGTTTAACAAAATATCCTAATGTTCACTTTGTTGGTGATGCATTAAGTGCAAGAGGAATTACAGTATCTGGGGCACAAGGTACATTAGTAGCAGAACAGATTATCAAAATAATGTAAACTAAAAATAAAGACTATGACAAACAGTGAAAAATTATATGAAGAAAAAGTAATCAAATTTAAAGGTGCTAGACATTATTTAATTAAAATGGAAGGAGAAGAACATTTTAAACATCATAGATGGGACCACCCTGCAATTGTTCCTTTATCAAAAGATAGTGAATTTAAAAAGGGATACTTTTTAAGTGGAATAGAATATACAGAAGAAGATTTTAAAGAAATCATGAGAGAAAGAGAAGGATTACCTTGGTATAAACAATCAGCACCTAAAGGAGAAACTTATAGAAATTAATATGAGAGAACATACGTTACAAGCAATGCCTTATCAAGGGGAGCGACATGAAAAAGCATGGGGACATGAATTATGGATTGTTAATAATGAACTTTATTGTGGTAAATTATTAGTATTTAAAAAAGATAAATCATTTTCAATGCATTATCATTTACTAAAAGATGAAGCATGGTACATTTCTAAAGGAAAGTTTCAATATACTTACATTGATACAGAAACAGCTGATTATAATCATGTAGTAGTACGAGAAGGAGATTGTATACATCTAATGCCAGGACAACCTCACCAAATGTTGGCTCTTGAAGAAGGAAGTTGTATATTTGAGGTATCAACTCAACATTTTGATAGTGATAGTTATAGAGTAGGGAAAGGATCTTCCCAGTTAGATCCAGAAAATTTACCATTTTAATATGAAAATAGGTTTTTGTGGCACAATGTCAGTAGGTAAAACAACTTTAGTTAATGCTTTAACTAAATTACCAGAGTTTAAAGATTATAAATTTAGAACAGAACGTTCTAAGTATCTTATGGAAATGGGTATACCATTAAATACAGATTCAACAGTTAAAGGTCAAGCAGTATTTTTAGCTGAAAGAGCAAGTGAATTAATGCAAGATAATATCATAACAGATAGAACAATTATTGATGTAATGGCATTTGCTAAATGTTCAAAATCAATGAATTATTTAGAGGCAGATGATTTTTGTGGTTTTGCGAGTAATATGTTAGATGAGTATGATTATGTATTTTATGTTTCACCTGAAGGAGTTGAAATTG